GGACAACCGCCCCGCAGAAACCGGAGCCGTCCCGGCAAGGATCTAACGCCTTCCGAGCGCTTTGCCGACGACGGCTCCGGACCCATCAATCAACGGAAGGGAAAATTCGGCAATGGCTATCCAACAAGATCCAGATGCTTCAGTCGTCGCATTGTTCAAGATGATGGCGCGCAAAAACGAAACCGAAAGCATCCGACAGAACCGCCCGGTGTTCGATGACCTCGAGGTGGTCGAGCTGCGTTACCCCGGATCCAAGAACGTCGGCGTTTATCCCGCCACCGGCTTCTCGCACTGGATCACCGCGCCCGATGGCAGCCAGCAGGCGCTGACCTACGCTGAGCGTTTCCGGCGGCAATATCAGCAGTTCAAGGCCGAGGCCGTGCAGACCAAGTCCGGCACGCCGCTGGATTACGGACGCTTCCTGACCGAAGCGCGCCGCGCCGAACTGCGAGCACAGAACATCTACACCATCGAGGCGCTGGCCGCGATTGATGGACTGGAGTTGAAGAACCTCGGCATGAACGGTCGCGACCTCAAGAACAAGGCGCAGGAGTATCTGGAAGAGGCACGAACCGGCGCACCGAACACCCAGATGCTGTCTGAACTGGAAGCGCTGCGCGCCAAGAACGCACTGCTGGAAGAAGACATCCGCGCCATCAAGGACCGAGGTCCAGAGTTCACCCCGACGCGTGAAGATCGCTTCGACGGCATGAACCTCGATGAATTGCGCGAGTTCGTCACCACCAATACCGGCCAAGCCCCGCTTGGCAGCATGAACCGCAAAACGCTGATCCGGCTGGCGCGTGACGCCGCCGGCAATTCCACGACGAAGGCGGCATGACGATGAGCCTGTTGTCGGTGACGAAGGATGTCTGTGCGGCGGTCGGCGTAGCCATTCCGCAGTCCATATTTTCCGGCGTCACCGGCAACAGGACCATGCAGGAGATGCTGTCGCTCGCCAACGAGATGGCGCAGCGCATCGCCTACGACAACCGCGATTGGACCAAGCTCAAGAAAACCCACACGATCATCGGCGACGGCGTCACTACGGCGTGGGATCTGCCGGCCGACTACAAGCGCATGCTGCTGACCTCGAACGTATGGCGCTCGACCTCGTCGCAAACGGCAATGCATTTTGTTCCCGACACCGATGAATGGATCAACCGCCGCGTCGACAACGGGGATAGCGACAATGCATGGGGCGAGTGGACGATGATGGGCGGCCAGATGCATATTTTTCCCGCGCTGGCGGTCGATCAGAGCGCGTATTTCGCCTATCTCCACAAAAATTGCGTGAGGCTGTCCAGCGGCGGCGTCAACGATGTTTTCCAGAGCGATGACGACAGTTTTACGTTGGACGAGCGTGTTTTTAAACTCGGGATGATCTGGCAATGGAAGGCGCAGAAGGGGTCACCCTACGCTGAGGATCTGGGCACCTACGGCGATGCGCTGACCTACGCAATGGGCCATGACAGTCCGGGGCCGATCATTGTCGGCCGGGGTCGGGCGATCTATAGGGGAAGTTCAAATGCCTGGGTGGGGCCATGAGCCAGCACCAGTTCTTTCGCCGGACCCCAGTACAAGCGCAGGCGGCGCAGCAGTTGCAAACGATCACGATCCCCGCGCCAACCCGCGGGCTGATCCTGAACGAGAACGAAGCCTTCATGCAGCCCGGCGCGGCGCTGGTTTGCGACAACTGGAAGCCGACCATGCGCGGCGTCAGCCTGCGCGGCGGCTGCGAGGAATGGTGCCAGTTGCCGGAGACGACGCCGGTCATTTCCGCGTTCGAGTACAACAGCGGCACCAAGCACCAGATTTTCGCCGCCAACCAGACCAAGATCTACAACGTCACAACCTCGACGCCGGTCGAGGTCGATGCCACCCGGACCTCAGGCAACCACGTCGCCTCGCAGATGGCCAATCAGGGCGGCGACTTCATGATTGTGGCGGACGACGCCGGCGACCCGCTGCTGCGCTACGACGGCACAACATGGACCTCGCTCACGACCACGACGCCTTCGGATTGGGTTAACGGCGCGGCGTATGTCATTGACGACCGGGTGCGTGATCCTGTCGACGGCTCGCGCTGGAAATGCCTGGTAGCGCACAGCGCGCCGGCGACCGGCACGTTCGAGGCCGACCGCATTGCCAACCCGCTGCGCTGGGGCTTTGACGTGGCCGCCGACGATGCGCCGTGGATCATTGGCCCGGCCGGAACGCCGGTCGAGAATGGCGAGGCGCTGACCTACGTCTGCAAGTACCGCAACCGGCTGTTTTTCATCGAGCGCCAGAGCATGAATGCCTGGTATCTCGGACTGAATGCAGTGGGCGGCCAGCTCAACCTTCTGCCGCTGTCGGGTGCCGCGACCAAGGGCGGCAAGCTGCTGTTTTGCACCACATGGTCGATCGACGCCGGCGACGGTATCGACGACAAGTTGGTGTTCTGCACCGACCTTGGCGAACTGCTGATCTTTACCGGCGGCAACCCGGCCGACGCCGCCAACTGGCGGCAGGAGGGCCGCTACGAGATGTCGCCGCCGCTGGGCATGAACGCGCATCTGGCGGTCGGCGGCGATCTGCTGATTGCCACGGTGGACGGCATTCTTCCCACCAGTGGCGCGATCACCAAGAGCCGCGCCGAACTCGAGTTGGCCGCCATCACCCGCAACATCAAAACGATGTGGCGCGACGAGGTCAACGACAAGCGCGAGCATCACTGGACGCTGTGCAAGTGGGACGAATACGGCGGGATTTTCGTCACGCTGCCCGGAGGCCTGCCCGGCAAGCAGCGTTGTTTGGTCGTTAACTCAGCAACCGGCGCGTGGACGCGGTTCACCGGATGGGATTGCATGTGCTACATGCGGCTGGGCAGCGACATGTTCTTCGGCACCCAGACCGGCCAAATCATGCTGGCTGATCGCACCGGCTACGACAACGGCGTGCCGTATGTCGCAACGCTGGTCGGCGGCTGGGAAATGTTCTCCTCGCCATCGCAGACCATCACTTGGCGGCAGGCGCGGGCGTCGTTCTTCTCGCGCGCTGGCGAGCCATTCCAGCCGCAACTGTCGGCTACCACCGATTACGTCATTACGCTGCCGCCGCAGCCTAATGCCGGACCGGATCCGGGGCTGCTTGATCTCTGGGATGAAGGCTTGTGGGACACGGCGTTGTGGGACGCTACTTCGCCCACACCATCGGTGAGGAACACGATGTGGGTGTCGATCGGCATGACCGGCTATTCGCACGCGCCGGTGGTTCAGGTGACGGTGGCGCAAAACGCCAGGCCGATTGTGGATCTGATTTCAATTGCCGCAACCTTCGAACGCGCGGGCGTCAACGTATGAGGAGAGTGCAATGACGGACGTTTCTGGCATTCCCAACATGGGCTTCGGCGGCGGCGGCTATTTCGGTGGCAGCGCGGCGCTGGGTCTGCCCGCGATGAGTGCCAACCAGATCAACGCCGGTATCTGGGGCAACTACTCGCCCGGCGCGGCACAGGCGACGCAGGCCAATATCTACGGCGCTGGCGGCTTTGGCGCGCAGCCGGCCTATTACGCCGGCCTCGGTGCCGCCTACGGTCGACAGACCGGCGGCTTTGGCGGCTATGGTGCGGCCAACGCCGATCCGTTTACGCCGGTAGGTGGCGGCGGTTCACAAGGCGCGCCGCAGTACGATCCCTGGACCGGAGCGATTACGGGTTACAATGCTCCTCGTCAGTATGGCTGGGACGCCAACGAAGGCGCGCCCGCGCCGGCCGCGCCGCAAGTCTTCAACAGAGGTGAGTTCAATCCCCAGACATACGGCTGGGACCATAACGAGGGAGCGCCGGCCTACACGCCGCCCGCACAACCCAATTGGAATGACCTCTGGAAAAGCCGGATTGCGCCACAGGTGCCCACGTTCCCGTCGAGCGTGACCGTGCCGCAGCAACAGTCTGGTGGCTTTGGCATGAATTTGGGCAGCAATCAGGGTATGCCGCAATATGATCCCTGGACCGGAGCAATCACCGGCTATAGCGGCGGCGGCGGCTACGACATGAGCGCGCAAAGCCGCGCCTATCAGTCACCGCTGCAAGGCTTCGATTGGGCGCAGTCCTACATGCCGAACTTCTCGACCGGCGGCGCAATGCAGCAGGCGCTGCTGGCGTCGCAATATCAGCCCTTCAACACCGGCGGCGGCTACAATCCGTGGGGGTCGAATAACACGCGCACCCCGGACTACGCCAGCATGTACGGCTATCCCAACAGCGGTTATCTCGGCGTTCAAACCCCGCTCTATCAGGATCCGTTCAGCGGTTATCGCAATCCGGCCGACATGCTGGCCGGCGGTGGCTTCCCCGGCAATTACCAGCAGGGCAATGACGCGCGGCCGCTCAACTCGCTACCGCTCGGCTGGAATAACTCGTTCAACAACTGAGGCTGATTAATGCTCGACTACGTCTATGGTCATGACGATGTGGTGGCGGCGTTCGTGGCGCAGCTGATCCCCGAGTGCCGTGAGCGCGGGTTCGGCAAGTGCCGCGCCATCGGCGTGGTCGATGAAACCGGCCTGCTCGGCGGGCTGGTCTATCGCAACTGGTGCCCGGAAGTCGGCACCATCGAGATCTCGGGCGCGGCGCTGCCCGGCACCAACTGGCTGTCGAGGCGCACCATCCAGATCATGTACGACTACCCGTTCTATACGGTCGGCTGCCAGATGGTGATCAAGACGACGATGGCCGACAACGAGATCGTGCTGCGGATCATGGCCGCGGTCGGCTTCACCCTGCACAAGATCAAGCGCCTTGGCGGCCGCAATCGCGACGGCGTGGTCGGCACGCTGACCGTCGAGGATTGGGAAGCCAGCAAGTACAACGTCAACCGTAAGCGCAGGGTCAAGGTCGTGCCGATTACGGAGGCCGCTGCATGAGTGACAGGGAAAGCAACCGCGACGCCATCGCCCGCCGAATGCTGGAAATCGCGACCTATAACGAGCTGACGGGTGCGGGCGCGCCGCTGCCTCGGCCGGATCCACGCGGGCAGGACTTCCGCGGCCTCCAGCAATATCCGCAGAACCTCGAGACTTACAACGCTCTCACCGGCAACGTGCCGCTGCCGGTGCCTGACCCACAGCGCGAATTGCAGCGTAGGTAT